ATATGCCACTAGATGTATTTATGAATGCGTCCGCTTTTTTTTTGACCAAAATAAAAAAATCAATGATGCTATCAGTCCAGAAAGCGAAAACAAGAAAGGTACTCGAAAAGATGTTAAGCCCGCTAAGTTTGCTTGGGAAGAAGGCTTCGATGTAATAGCAAAAGAGTTTTTTCAAGGTGATTGGAATAAGGTAACGATGCTTAATATTTACTCTTATTCTCATAAATGTAAATTTTTAGTGCACAATGCACGTAAAAAACTCTCTAACAAATAGGACATGGCTCAAGACGTTGAATATTTCAAGAATCTAATAACGGTTGGTAATTCCGAAGCTATTTTAAAAGGGTTGCCCGGTACGCCTTTAGAAGAATTGCTAAAAGATTTAATGCAGGACGTTGCGGATCAATTGGTGATTGAAATGGATTCGCTGAATATTGCAGCGTCTAGACGTTTAAGACAAAGCATTATTCCGGATAAGCAAGTAACGAAAGACGGTAATGTTGTAACGATTGGATTAAGTGCGGACTTCTATTGGAAGTTTGTTAACTACGGAGTAAACGGAACTGAAGTACAGCATGGAGCACCAAGCTGGGGAAAGCAACCACCTGGAGAGGTGTCGTTTCATAAGTCGATTTTGGATTGGACAATGGACAAAGGTATAACGATGCCCGCACAATTTGACACATACGATTCTTTTGCATGGGCAGTAATGGCAAACGTAAGAAAGAAAGGTAAACAAGCTAGACCATTCTTTACCAATGTAGTAAATGAAACATTAACGACAAAAATACAAAAGGAGCTTTCTGAGTTCTTTAAAGAAGCAATAACAGTAAACTTAGTTGAACCATGGCAGTAACGATTTCACAAGTACCCGCTAATTTTAGCCCGTCAGATAATCCTTTGATGTTTAGATTTCAGTCTACACAAACCGCACAACCTAACTTTTCTTATATAGTTGAGACCTATTACAATTCTGTTTTAGTAAGCGAAGATAGGATATTTGTTGAAAGTGGAATCTACGCACATATTGACGTTTCACCAATAGTTAAGAATCTATTAAATACGCCGCAACAAACAATACCTTTATTTACATCTAGTGGAACAAATGGCAGTATATACATTAAGGTAATCGAGAACTACGGAACTATTCCTATAAACCAAGCCAATGCAACAAGCTCAGCAGTTAAAATATTTAAGGCTTGTTTATCCGATGCTGATTGGATGGAATGGGATGCAACGGATTGGATAGTTAACAAGTTCTTGACTAACTATCCTGAAACAAATATGTATCAACAATTTGGTGCGCCTTTCTATTTATCTGCGATAATGGATTCTAGCGCAACATTGGATTTATCATTCTATGATGTTGAAGGTTTACTACTTCACACGTATGCACAAACGCAAACAACTGTAATTGCACAGCTTAATCTTAGTACGGATTCTTTGGTTTTAAACGCTGGTGTTCCTGACATTGATTTAGTCCACTATTATACCGTTACTTTAGGCTCAATCGAGCAAACAATCTACATTAAAAAAGCAGAATGTAATCCGATTCAATCATTACTTTGGATTAACGAGTACGGCGTGTGGGATTCATTTATCTTCGACCACAATTTAGAGCGTAAAGGAAGTGTAAGTGAAAGAATGTACGGAAAGAAATTCGGGCAATGGGTTGGAAATAACTTTGTGTACAATCTAAACCAAGCAGGAAACATAAGAGTAGGCACACAAGTAACGGATTCAGCTACTTTGTATACGGGGTGGATTTCACAACCTTTGCAGAATTGGCTAGTTGAGTTGTTTAAGTCGCCTAGATTCATTCTCTACACCGACAAACAGATTTCTGTAAGGGTAACTAGCACTCAATACACATACGAGCAGCAACGATTTGAGGATTTACTTAGTCAATCGGTCGACGTTGAATATACAAACAATCATATGGGCTTATCACTATGACAGATGAACTAATTTGTGGTGGAATTTCGCTAGACTTATCGCAGGCTATTCCCGTTCCGATATCGTTTGCAATTGCTGATATAAAGAATCTAAGCAATCGAAAGCAATCGTTTAGTAAAGAGGTGACTTTGCCTGACACGATGAATAATAACAATTTCTTTCGTGGTTCGTTTGGTTATTCAGCAACAGAGAATGGAGTCAATTTCGATGCCACAGTAAAGGTTAATGTTATCTTAAAGAAACGAGGCATCCAAGTTTTAGAGGGTATTATCAAATTGAATAAGGTAACGAAAGTTAAAGGATTTACACAATTCACCTGCCAAGTATTCTCCGATTCAATAGATTTATTCCAATTACTTTCTACTATTAATGTAGGCGAGTTGGATTGGAGTGAATACGATCACGTTTTAAGTCGCACAAATATTAAAAACTCATGGACTGCACCGATTGGAAGCGGATATTATTATCCATTAATTGAACGCGGAAATAATAGAGTAGGTACAATTTGGAATACTACGGATTTATATCCTTATGTTTACTTACGAGAGGCGTTACTAAAATGCTTTGAGTATTTAGGCTTAACTTGGGATTCGGATTTCTTGGATACAGATATGTTTAAAAGTATTCTATTCGGATTCGGGGGTGGAGAAATTAAAACCATTCCGCCTACAGATGTGAACAATAGAAAGGTTGAGATTGATAATGGTGATTTTAATTTTTCAAAACCATTTGTAACTTACAATCTTGTACAAGGAACAGATATACCGGGAACATCACTTACGGAAAATCAAGTAACTACAAATTTCTCTGGCAACTTCAATCCATTTGATAATGACTATTTTCTAGGTGTTTTGACTCAGGATATTCTAGGTCAATATTCAGATGGTGAATTTACAATCGACCAAAGCGGCTTGTATAATCTAAACACACAATTTAGAATCACACAAACTATTGTTGTGTCAAATGGCAACTTAGAAACACCACCATATATTGCTCCATTAAACGACAGCTTCATAAATAAACTACAGATATTCAAAAATGGCGGTATCTTATTTCAGATTGACAGCGAGATAGTAGGGCAAACAGTTGTTGGTAATACAATTACTAGAGATATTAATTTTAATATAAACAACAATGTAAATATTAACGTAATTGCAGGAGATGTTCTTTCATTTAGATTAAATCTAGGATACGTTAGAATGGGTATTTTGAACCTAGAAAATGTATATCCTTCAATTTCTTTCACGCTAAGTACTGATGTTCCTATTACAATTGATTTAACATCTTCGGACGTATCAATTACTGACGGAAATATAGTGAAATTGACTAGATTCCTTCCAATAATGAAATGCTCTGACTTACTACTTTCTGCGATTCGACAATTCAACCTTTATATATCAGAACAATCAAAGGATAATGTTGTAAAAATAGAAAGTTTAATGCCATTTTATAGCGCTACAAACGATTTTAACGATATATCGGAGCTAGTAGATACAACTAAACCAATTGTAATAAGACCTGCCGCTAACGAATATCCAAAGAACATTCTATTTTCCTTTAAAAAAGCTACGGATTTCGATAATTTGCGCTATTTGGATAAGTACGAAGAGGAGTATGGCGACTTGAAATTCATACAAGGCAGTTATTATTCTAAAGGTGATCAAAAAACAGAGCTTGCATGGGCTACAATTGTACCATTCCAAATTGCAACAGGTATAGTTGTGCCTAGATTTATTAAGATTGAAAACAATATAGCTAAACCAAATGCAGGAGCGCCGAGAATAATGTTTAGAAATGGATTGAAACCAGGCAATTGGACGTTTAACGATACGGTTGGAACGGGTGGCGAGTTCTTAACTACATATCCTTGCGTTCACCACTTCGATAATTGGCAGAATCCAACGATGGATTTAAATTTCAAACTAGTAAATGAAGTATATTATACTGCGACAATCGTAACGTCCAAGAATTGTTACTCGGAATACTACTCAACTTTCATTAATGAAATGACTAGCCCTGCAGGAAAGATAGTTAATCTTTCGGTTCATTGGAACGAAATAGATATTAAGAATCGAGACTTTGGCAAGTTGTTAATGATTGACGGATCACTATTCAGGCTTAATCTAATAAAGGAATTTTCTGCAGATGTACAAACTACAACAGAAATTGAATTAGTCAAAGTATTAAAGGCTAAGAAACGAGCAG